ATTTAATGATGGAGAGGTTGAATCCAGATTAAAAACCTGGTCACACATTGTTATGACTATGGAAAAAACTAATGCTGCCAGAATGAAGTATGATTATGATGACTATAAAGCTAAAGCTAAGGATGAATGGTGGTGTACAACTGCTCAATGTATCAAACAAAATTTTGCGGATGCATTAGTCAATATTAGATGTTCAAAAGAGTTATTTAGGAAAAGAGTTAGTTTAGGTAGATATACTTTTTCAGGATGCCCTTTATTGAGAAGTCCTTTAAAGTAATGATAGAGTTATCTCCTTCAGATAAACTATACTTACAGATAATGGATGATCTGCATACTCATTGGAACCCTCACCCTGGTCAAATCAAGGTGGGGGCTTCACTTATCCAAGGAGAAGTTAACACTCTATTTGTACAATGTGGGAGAAAGTGGGGTAAAACTGATTTTGCCATTTATCTGTTATGGAGACATGCTTTATTAAATCCTGGATCTACTTGCTACTACATTACACCCGAGTTATCACACGGACGCGAAATTATCTGGCATAATTCGCGACTCACTCAATTTGCTAGGGAGAGAGATAGTGTAGGGAGAATAGTACCTGGTGGAAAAGAGCCTTTAAGAAAGTATATAAAACATGTATCTAATGTGGATTCTAGATTAACTTTAAAGAACGGGTCTACCATAAAAATTGTCGGTTCTGAGAACTGGGCAGCAGCTAACGGTCTAACCCCGGATTTTGTGGTGTATGATGAATTCAAAGTTTTCCACACTCAGTTTCATAATGAAATGAATCCGAACAGAATTGTTAGAAGATCTCCTTTAGTTATTATCGGCACGCCCCCCAAACCTGGAGATAGAAATGCTGACCAATATCTGGAATTTGCCGAAGAATGTAATGAGAGAAGTGACTCATACCACATTATCGCCTCATCTTACGATAACCCTTACACTCCACGGGACGAAATTGACCGTGAAATCGAAAAATTGCGGCTTCGTGGTGAAGACGATGTTGTGGAAAGAGAATATTATGGAAGAATTTCAGTGGGAGGAAGAAATGCTATCTTTCCCATGTTTAAAGGAGATTCTCTAAAACCTTATAAGGAGTTAAAAAATGAATTATCTAAAGACCGCAGTAAGCTTGATTGGTTTTGTATTACAGACCCTGGTTCAACTACCTGTTTTGCTGTTTTATTTGGGTGTATTAATCCTTTTACAAAGCAGCTCTACATTATGGACGAAATTTACGAAACTAAGCAGGAGAATACAACAGTTCGTTCGATCTATCCTAGGATCGATGCGAAGATGATGGAATTATATCCTTACTCTTCAATAGAGGATGATTGGTGTAAAGTATATGATGAGGCAGCCGCCTGGTTTTCTACAGAGATAATGCACCAATACGGAATATATTTTCTACCTACAGCAAAGCATATGAATAAGAAGGAACATGGTCTTTCTTTAATAAAAGATCAACTAATACATAATTTAGTCACTATTTCAGATAATTGTGTAAAATTAAAGTGGGAATTACAAAATTATGTAAAAGACAGTAAAGGTAACATACCTAAGAAAAACGACCACTTAATAGATTGTTGGCGATACCTTAATGCGGCAGCAAACTATAATATGGTAGAAGTATTAGAAAGTTTGAAACAAAAGAACGATGATGATCGTCGTTACTATAGAATAAAAGATGATTTAGATAGTTTAAGAAAAGAGAGAGATTGGACCTTTAATATAATGCCCTGGGAGGATTAAATGCTTGATATTACAGTAATTTTAAATATTGTTGCACTTTTAGCTTGCATTTTAAGTATAATTAGTGTATGCTTGGCTCTATACGCCGTGATTTTGGAAAAAAGCTTGGAAAAAGCTACGCACACTGTACAGTTTATGCCTGTTGATGAAAAATTTTCTAACCCAGAAGATATGGATAAGGTAAATCAAGTACAGCAAGAAGAGAATGAAGAAGAATATAGGATAATTTAATGGATTCATTTGATGATTTTGATGACGGAATAGTAGAAAGAGGGGTCTTAAAACCTTTTCATACTGTAAAAGGTAAGGATAAAGAAGATATGTTAAAATGGGCGGAAAGTACCGTAGAAGCCCTTGAAAAACAAGCACAAAAGCGCCATATTAGATATAGAAAAAACTTAAACGCCTACAAAGGGCTGTCTCCTCTTACTAGTTCAAATATTAGTAGAACCTCTGACAGAACTCTCTTAAACACTTCACCGAAGTTTGTAGTTAATCATATTTATGATATGACTGAAACTAAGGTATCCCAAATGACCCGCCTTAAGCCTAATGTAGAAGTTTTGCCCACAAATGACGAATTTGATGATAAAAATGCGGCACTAGCTGTAAAGTATCTGATAAATCACTTGTGGTACATTAACAATATGGACGATATTCTCCAAAAGATGCAAAGACACAACCGTATTTTTGGAGAGTCCTATTGTTTCATTACATGGGATAAATCTAAAGGTGATTTACATCCAATGTATGTCAAAGCAAGAGATTTAGGTGTAGATCTTGAGTTAACTGATGAGGAAGGAAATCCAACTTTAGATGAGGAAGGTACTCCTACAAAATTATCTAAAGATGACCCAGTTTTTACTGGAGATATAGAATATGATGTAGAAGTTCCCTGGAGAGTACTTCTTCAGAGAAAAAAACATTTTAATGATGTAGATTATTGTTTTAGAATTAGAGTTAAACCTACAGAAGATTTAAAAAAAGAATATCCAGAACTAGCAGAAAAAATTAAAAAGTCATCTAATATAAAGGCTTATGATGCAGAAACGCTCCATGAAAAATTATTAGAGGATGAAACAGTATATTATGAATTTTATCATAAGAAGAGTAAACATTGCCCAGAAGGATATTATTTAAAATTTACTAAAGGTGTTTTATTAGAAAATGCGGAATTACCTTATTCTCATGGCGAACTTCCTTTTGAGCGAATTACTGATATAGATATCCCAGAGCAATTGAATGGTGAATCTGCATATGAGATGGTTAGACCCATACAAAACATGCATAATAACTTATCTACTCTGTTAGCCAAAAATATCTATTTAACTGGACATGCTAAGTGGGTAATGCCCCGAGGCGCATGTAAAATAGAAGCTTTAGGTAATGATAGTACCATTGTACAATATCAAGGACCGCAACCCCCTCAATTACTTACAACAACCCCTAATCCCCCAGAAGCATATGCATTTAGAGATAAATTACAAAATGAGATGGGTCAAGTATATGGTGTACATGGCGTATCTAGATCAGCACCTCCCCCAGGAATTACGGCTGGAGTTGCTCTTCAATTTTTAAATGAACAAGAACAAGAACGCGCTACCTCTGATGTAGCTAAACATAATAACTTGGTACAGGCACTCGCCCGACAAACTATAGCTGTAGCAGGAGATTATTACCAACCAGATGACGGACGAATGTTACGCATTGTTGGTAAAGATAATAAATATTCTATCAGACATTTTGATAGTGCTAATTTAAATAAAGATTATGATGTACGTATTCAAGTTGGTTCAGCCCTCCCAGAGAGTAAAGCTGGCAAGATTCAAAGAATTGTTGAAATAATGCAAATGAAACCAGATCTACTTTCTAATGAAAGATGGGTAGATTTACTAGAATTTGGAAATGCTGATAAGATGACTACGCTCATCACAGCCGCTATTAAGTCGGCAGAATCGGAAAATGAAGATATAATGTCAGGTAAACCAGTGTCTGATCCACAAGATTTTGAAGATCATTTTATCCACTGGCGAACTCACATTAAAGCTATCCAAAATCGTTCTTTTAAAGAAGAATGTCCTCCTGTAATTAGAGAATTAATGTTAGAACATATTGCTGTACATGAATATGCTATGGTAGAGAAAGCTAAACAAAATCCTGCCTTTGAAGCAAAATTAGCTACCATCCCTCTTTTTCCAGTATTTCCTAATGGATATACACCTAGATCTAAAGAGCATATGACAATGGTAGTTCAAGGACAATCTAATAGAGGTGAAAAAATATCTGGTATGGTACCAGGTACTGAAATAGACGAAACTGGTGAACCATTTAAAGAACAGGGAGATAAAAAATGAGTGATGAAAACGTAACATCAGAAGTAATTCAAGAAGTCGATGCAGAATCCACAGCAGAGAATTCTGTAGGGGATCATGAGGCTGCAAAAGCTAATGTTTTGGATTTTGATGATTTACATACAATGTATGACAATAGAAGTCCAAAGGAATTAATAGATGAGGCAAAAAAAGAGGCAGAGGGAGAAGAGAACAAATCACAATCTAAAAATGAAAGTGAGGTTAAAGAGGAAGAAACTGATTCAGAAGCGTCTGAAGAGGTCAAAGAGGAAATCAAAAAACTTTTTGGAAAGTTTGGTGAGGAAGAAGTTGAAATTGCGGCAAATACGTTGTTCAAACATACAGTAGAGGGTGAAGAAAAAGACGTATCTCTACAAGAGTTAATTAATAATTACAGTGGAAAAGTTGGGTGGGATAAAAAGTTTCAAGAGTTGACAGAAGATAGAAACGGATATAATAATGAAGTTAAATCCCATCAAGAAGAAGTAGATAGAGTAAATAGTTATATTAATACATTTAGAGATAAGATGCAAAATAATGATGCTTTAGGAGCATTAGAATATTTTGCTTCTTTCTCTGGGATGAAACCTTTTGAGTTTAGAGAAGCTTTACTCCAAGGAATCGCTCCCGAAATTTCTAGGCTTAGCGAATTAAATGAAGATCAATATAGATCGGAACAATTGGCAGCAGAAAACGAGTACTTACAAAAGCAACAAGAGTCCGTGCAAAAGCAAGCAGAAGAGGAGCAAGCCCATCAGGAACTTCTCAGTGAAATAGCAAGCGTGCGGGAAGCTCATAGCATAAATGAAGAAGATTTTAAAACTGGTTATGAGGATCTAGCTAATGATCCTGATTTTGCTGATAAGTTAACACCAGATCTAGTAGGGCAGTATGTAAATGAATGCCGTGCGTTCTCCAAATCTGATGAACTTCTTAGCAGTATTAGCCCAAAACTTAGTGAGAACAATGAAATTCTTGAAAGCGTGCAAAAAATGGTATTGGAGAATCCCGATTTTGCAGACGAGGATTATCTAGAGATCATTAACGGGGCTTATGAAGAGACTTTAAAAACTGCTTCTAAAAGTGTTTCAAAGAAAGTCGGAAAGGCTCCTGCGAAACAAGAACCAAAGGAACGGAAGAGAGAAGAATATCTTTCTTTTGATGATTTATTATGAACCAATTAACATAAGGAGTTAATAATGGGACAATTTAAGGCGGATTTTTCCGGATTAAGTACTTCCGACATCCAAGCTCTTTTTAAAATTAAATATGAGAAACTTTCTCAAAATATTTATAACTCTGCTAACGTTATGTTAGGTAGAGTAAAAAAGAGTTATGATTTTGTTGGAGAGGAAATGAGAATCGCAATACCACAATCTTTTAGTGGTGGTGTTGGTTCAGGATCATTACCAAAAGCTAACAAAGCTAAATACGGTAAAGCTAGACTATTTTCAAAAAAAGTTTATGCTAGAGTTGATATTGATAGAGAAACAATTAAAGCTGCTTCTAAAGACGAGGGTGCTTTTGTTAGAGCTATGAATGAAGTTGTTAAAAAAGCTGTTGAATCTTACAATAGAAACCTTTCTAGGATTCTTTTTAATGATGGTTCAGGTGAGCTAGGTAAGTTAGCGAATGGAAATTCTGATCAATCTGGACAAGAAATTACTATTACTGATTTTAAAGAAGCTAATTTTGAAGAAAATGATCTAGTTGATTTAATAGAAAAAAGTGACACTACAGGTGTTCTTCAAGTACTTAAAGCTGGACTTGAGATTAGCGCAGTTGAGCCTCAATCAGATGGTAGTGGTAAAATCACTGTTATAGGAACCATACCAGATTCTAGTGCTGGACATACTATGGAATCATTAGTTATGCAAGGATCTTTAAATGCAGATCCAGAAGGACTAAAAGGTATTGTAAAAAGTTCAACTTCAGGTAAGTCTTATGATTTAGACAGAGACAGAAAGTGGTCTTCTATTGAAGAAGCTGCTGGTGGAGCTGCTGTTTCAACTGACTTACTTAACAAAGTAATGTTAAAAGTTGAGAAAAAATGTGGTAAAGTACCTAATCTTATCATGTGTTCTTATGAGCAGTATGAAAAGATTTTGAATCTTCTTGAAGATCAAAAAAGGTATACAGTTCCTACAAGAGCTGGACTTAAAAAAGCTAACGGTGCAGATATCTCTTTTTCTGGTGTAGAATTTATGTCTACTTCAGGACCAGTAGGTATTTTCCCTGAGAGATTTTGTGAAAAAGATAGAGTTTATTTTCTTAATGATAACCACATCCATATTCACCACAGACCTGACTTCGGTTGGTTTGATGATGATGGAACGGTTTTCTTAAGAAAACTTGATGAAGATGCTTATGAAGCAAGATATGGTGGATATTTTCAAATATACATTAATCCTGCATTTCATGGAGTATTGACAGGACTTAGTTCTTAATCTAAAAAGCTAGGTTTCTCTCCCTGCCTAGCACCCCCGGAGCAATCTGGGGGTTTTTAGGGAGAATTAACTTGAGACTAACCAAGGAGTAAAAAATGTTAAGAAGTATAAAAAGCTCACAGAGACGAACAAGATTAATTGCTTTAAGAGTAGAAGGTTCTACTGGAACCCCCTCTTTAGAAGGATTAGATAAAGAACAGTGTACTATTGCCGATACTGGTACAGGACACTATACTATTACTTTCAAAAAACCTTTTGCAGCACCACCTAATGCTGTAGGTAACTCAGAAGAGGTAGATAAAGTAATTACTTTAACAACAACATCATCAACATGTGTAGTAAAAGTCAATGATATTGCCTATAATCCTACTTTAAGTGACGGAGATGTTCAATTGTTAATTATTGGATCAGATATTACAGATAGATATTAAGAAGGAATAGGACATGTCGTCTAATGATAAAAGAGATTTAACCACAAAAGGAAGCACCACAAAGGCGGGATCTGCTACAGTTGTTGGAGATATTGTTACATTACCTCCAGACGCGGATGATGTTATATTTTCAACCACATGTGATGATTCTATTGATGGTGTTGTTGATGCAGAATTAGAAATGTCCTATGACAAAGAAAACTGGTGCCCGGCAGTATCTGAAGAGT